TTACATTGTAACCTTGATATTCTTGCGCTTCCCACACAGGGTAATGACCTGCGGTGCGTGAGAGTTCGGTAGGAGCATCTTCTGCGCTGCGTAGCCTCCGTAGTTCAGCCAACTTGTGGAAGACACCACCTTGAAGGGCTTGATGTCCACCTTGTTGTTGTAGGGATCGATTTTAATCTTGGAGGGCTGAGTTACAAACGGCTTATGCGTATGTCCTACGATGAGGCAATCCGCACCGTCAATCACATATCCAAACCGCTCGTTGCGGTTCACCGCTCCACCCGTGAGCATCCCACCGCCTGCTCCGTGCATTACCGCAAGCATATAGGTGGGGTTGCTCCCACCGTTATTATCAACCTTGCCGAACCGAACCTTCACGAAAGCCATATTCTCTCGGTAGAGATGCTCAATGTCGAGCTTGCACATGATGTCATATGTAGGGTCATCGTCCGCATCCTTACCGCTTCTCCGTTCATGATTCCCGGATACGGCACACAGAATGCGGTCACGGATAGGGTGGAGCATCTCTGCAATCAGTTTCTTCTGCTCTCTTGGTCTCATCGTTTCCTCAAAAACATTTGACACACTATTGCGAGTGGCATTGTTGATTAAGTCACCGCCAAGGACGATGTATGCGTTGGGGGTTTCCTTAATCTGTCGGCAGAACTCTGCCCACTCTTTCTCCATGTGTTCCGATGCACCGAGATGGACATCGGAAACGGGGTAGATTATAATATCCTTGTTTTCGGGGAAGTGATGCGTGATTAACTCAAAGTCCGAAAGCATAGCGGTTCTCCTTTAGAGTTTCTTACAGTAGTCGAGGGCAATCCACCCTGCGCCACTCTTCAGTTTACCCCACTTCTTTGCACCCTTGCCGTCAGCCTCGTCCACAATGGTGTAGACACCCTTGTTTCGGATGCATCCGTTGGTCTTGTAGTTCGTACCGGGACCTTTGCGGATGTTGAGGGCAGAGGCGGTCACCTTTACCTTGTAGGACTTGAACACCTCGACAGGCTCTTTCTCCTTGCGGAGTTTCTTGACCTCTCCTCTAAACCAGTTCATGTCCTTTCCGAACTTCTTCAGCCAATGGTCGATGTCTCCGTGGTTAGAGCCGTAGCCTCTCTTGTAGGCTTCAGCGTGGGAGCAAACGTGCAGCTCGGTGAGGTCGAACTCCTTGCAGAGGTAAGCACACAGTTCCTGTGCCTCCTTCATGACCTCGTTGAAGTAAGCCTCGTCCTTGAGGTTGTCCTCGCAGATTTCAAACTGAATGTAGGCGGTAGGGTTGTAGTTGTACGAACCGTTCACACCGCTACCAACACCCCAACAACAGTTGTCCCAAGGGAGGACTTGGTAGGTCTCGACTTCCTTCGCTGCGTTCACACCGATGAAAGCATGAACACAGGCTTTCTTGCCACTCTTGTTCCAATGGTTGCCGTATGCGTTCTTTCCGATATCGGCAATCACCTCATCGTAATTGGCATCCCCCTTGATAGGCTGAACATATCTCTTGAGGGTCTTGTTGTTGGCCCCCGTGGAATGCACCACGATACCAAGAGGCTTTGAGTTTGTCATCTTGACTCCCCATAGGTAGCATCCGCTATGGGTAAAAATACATTTCTTCAGTTCCATGTTATTCCCCCTTTATCTCAAGGGTGCAGGCTTCAATCTTGGCATCGAGCCAAGCATCAAGGTCTCCTGCCAACTCGGCAATGACCTCCTGTGCCTTTGCACCCATGGTAACGAGTGCGAGAGCCTTGGCATTATTAAAGGCAATCTCAGCGGTTTCCTCGTTCCATTCTCCGCTCTTCTTCAGGGCAGAGACATAGGTCTGCATCGTCTGCTGAACTGCCGTGTAGACCGCATCCACGGCAAAATTGACATACTTTTCTGCGGTCTCGTTCTCAATCTTCTTGTCGAGGTGAGAGGTGAGCTTTGCGACTCCCCAAGCCAAGATCGGAATGAGAGCGGTCTCGATGATGAGAGCAATAATGTCTGTGAGTTCCATGGTGAATCCTCCTTATCGGTTAATTAAATGGTTCTGTAGAATTTCCTTTGCATCCTGCATCTGCTTGATGTTGTTGCCATCGATGCCGTGGTCGAGCAGGGCAAGGATGGCTCGTTGCGTGGCTCTGTTTCCCTCTTCGATGACACCGAGTCGGTCATTGTCCCGGTCGAGCTTCCCGTCCACTATCTTCTTCCACGCTTCCAAAGCGGTAAGCCTTTCGTCCTGCTTGGTGTTCGGTGCTTTGGCTGCCTTGACCGCCTTTACAATTTTCTCTACGGCATTGGATATAAGAACGATGGCTGAGGCAACCGCAAGAATGAAAGTCCAAATAGCATACGGTGTTACGTTATCCATTGGCTTTTCCTCCTTCCCCTATTTCTGTCAGCACCACCCCCGAAGGGGTGATGCTTTTTAATTGGTTTACTCCTCGCCTTGTTCGGGCAGTTCAATAAATTCTTCGCTTTCGGTGTAGGTATAGGGCGCACCCTCAACATCGATTGCTTCGCTATACATAACACCATCGTTACGAATCAGCATTCTGTTTTCGTCCGAATAGGTGCGATTAAGCACAACACCATCGGAACGGGTTCTGTAGTATTCTGTTTTTACCATTGTGTTTCACCTCAAATCTTGGTTTCGTCGAATGCGCCTGTAGTAGTGCCGTCTACTGTGTAGTCTTCCAAAGCACGGAATTGGCTTGCATAGGTTGACCAGTTGGTAGCAGATTTGTAACTATCGATCAAGGCTATTGGAACATAGATATATCCAGTACCTTTTCCGATAGGAGTGTTACCAAACACTTTACCAGCAAGACTTACAACATTGTTGTATCGTGCGATAAACGCTTTCAATCTGGTGCAATTCTGAAAGTTTTGCGAACTACCTATCCACAGACTATCAGCATTGCCACCGCAGTCAAACAATTCAAGATAGTCCAGACCCGGAATGCCGTAGTTGCCAATGCTCGTCAACGATGGAAATGTTAAGCGTTTATTTGGGCAAAGTCGATATGAAAACGCATTCATACCAATAGATGTCAAACCCGGTAGATGTAGTTCTGTTAAGCTTGCGCAATCGGTAATAAAATTGCCCGGCACCGAAGTAACTTTGGGAAGATTAAGTGTTTTAAGTTTTGAGCATCCCCTAAAACCATGTCCACCAACTTTGGTAATAACATCATCACTAAATTCCGTAATTGTTGCATCAATAAGGCTAACTGTTACCGCCTCGTCACCGAGAATGTCAACGCTATTTATAAAATCACTCATTTTAACCACTCCCTTTCGCTATTAGCCGCAAACATCTGGATAATCCTCAATCGCTCTAAACTGGCTTGCAAAGTTGCTCCAGTTAGTGGCGGCCTTGTAATCATCGATAAGAGAACGAGGAACATAAATGTAGCCTGTACCAGCTTTGATTGGCGTGCCGTTAAACGCATCAACATGAGCAAGGGCAGACATAGTGTTACTACGAAGAATCAAAGTAGATAAGTTGTTGCGATCTCGGAGCATCCATGCGTGAATGGTGACTTCCGTTGACAAATCTATAACCACAATATCACCTGTTATGAAAGCTCTTGCCATCGAAGCCATATTCTTAAACTGCGCCACGCAAACCATGTCTTCCGTAACATTTACGGGTTCGGGATTCCATCCGATGAACTTCCAATCTTCAGCGGCACTGGCATTTTCCCTTGTCGGGATTCCATCGTACTCTACGGTACTACCATAAGTAACATCGGTAACCGTCTGCTCAAGGACTCCATCAACATAGAACTCAACCGTGTAGGTCTTAATTCTACTGAATGCAACGGACAAGCTCGGATAACGCTTCTGCGCTTCTGCGATAATATCCAACTGCGGTTGGGTAATTTCTTCGATATAAACCGTTCCGCTCACCTGTGCGTAATCGGTATTATTACCGCTTTCATCCAAACCTCTCATAGTGTCGAGTTTAGCAATCAAGTCGGTAATTTCCGTGAATGTCGATACATTCTTGTTGAATCCGATAATTCGCACACGGCTATTTGCGGCAATCGCATTAAGGATTGCCAACGGATCGATGATGCTTCCGTTATTCTCCAAGCGCAATGTGGAAATATTGCTATAGGAAGGAAGCACAAATTCCGTCAGCGCAGTTTGATTTATCATCGTCAAGTTGGCTATCGTTGCAGGAAGATGTAGGGTCTTTAAGATACCACCGTTCGGTAGTTTAAGACCTGTGATGCTCGAACCATCGAAGTAGACTTCCTCAATATTCGTGCATCCCGAAATATCAATAGCCTGCGTGAGATTCGGGCAATTTCTTACATCGAGCTTACGAAGCAGAATGTTATTACCGAGCGTGATCGAGTTTGTGGAGTAGTTCACATAATCGTCCGCACCGTCACCGATTTTAAGTTCGGTGATGTGCGTTGCCGCCGCTGCGTTGATAAGTTCTACCTTCAGCGGAGAAAGGTCTCCGAGAGAGGTAAGCATATCCGCATCGTTGATACCGATAACGGCATCTTCTGCGCCCGAAGCCGCCCAAACGAACTCATACTCCTTATCACGCTCCATGCGGTGTTCTGCCACCTCGGCATTGTAGTAGACTCTGCCGTACATATTCACATACGATTTAAGGAACACATTAGCCTTTGACTTCGCACGAATGGTAATGCGGTTCGTCATGGATGTTCCCGTCTCATACTTGGAATCGAGGTAGCGGAAGCGGTTATATAACCACCACTTCATCCATTGTTCCTTTTTACCTTGGAGCATCGGCAGATATACGCCATCACCTTCGAGGATAAGCGGTTCGAGGCATTTGGTATACATATCCTCGTTGAAGATAGCCTCCGACCACTTGCTTTGATGATTTTCAAATGCACCTATTACCTTCTCATAACTGACCACCTTATCGGTACGCATCTGCTGATACATAGCCGCAATCTCGGCAAAGCGTATAGCCCTTAAATTCTTCCAAAGAACAGAGTTCTGTCCGTTGTATATCGGATCACCGCCCTGCGTGTAGTCAATGTCCTCAAGGTAGTAATCGAATGCGAGATTACCCTTGTTATCCGTACCGCAAGAGGAGTCAGCATCGTAGAACAACACAATCCAACGGCCAACATCGGAAAGGTATGTCGGGAATGCGTTCTTCTCTCTTTGGTCAATAGAGAGGAACATTTCGGTGTAAAGGTAGTAGAAAATAATTGCTTCTTCTACGAAATGGTCTGCAAGTTCTGCGCTGAATTTGGCGAGGCGGTATTCCTTGGAATCCGTGGTGTATTCCACTCCGTCATAGGTAACAGGCGTGATAGCCGCATTCGTGGCTTGGTCGGTGTCGGTAGACACCAGCCATTCTGCAAGTGCTTTGAGCCTTGTGGTATTCACATTATCTTCGGGATATCGTGCCTCGAAATCCGTCTTCCAATCATTACCCGAAAAGTCTGCGCTATGCCAACCTACTCGGTCTGTACCGTTCTGTAGAGTTTCCCATGATTCGTCCCCGTTCTTGAAGCCAAACACCTCGGAAGTACCCTTGTCATTATTGAAGTTATACTTACCAAGGAATTTTACCTCATTGCCGTTATCCCAAAAGATAACCATCGGGAAGCCCTCAATACATTGTCTTACTCGACTATCCGCATTCTGTGCAGGTGTCTTGTAAGGACACATATCATTGTAGAGCATGGAAAGCACTACATTGAAAGCACTCTCGGAAGAAGCAACATCAGCCTTCATCGTGAAGGTGTTTGTCGGTACTGCCTTATCGTTCATTTGATAGGTCTCTGCGATAGAGCCGTCAAAGAGAGTAAAGCCGCCCTTGTACTTCAACTTATAGTTCTTGCGGTAGTAATACTGCGAGGAAGTACCCTGCACATCAATCTCCGCATTCACGAAACTAAAACTGCGCTCCGAATTGGACGGGTCTGTGAAATATCCCGAGCAGGTCTTCTTGTCACCCTTAAACTGCGGAAGGTCGGTGGATTGGATGACCATATAGGGAAGGTCTGTAGGTAGTTTGGAGATAACCACCTGACCGTAAGCATCGTAAACATCGTTACGGGTGTAACGAGCGAACTTTTCTTTGGCGTTCTGCGTGTCTGCAATCCAGTTTTCAACGATTTGATGGCGAGACAAACTGTTGTCATACACACGGATATTATAAATATCGGTGGTACAATCGTTGGAGCCAATGGTGATACCCACGGGCGTAGCCTGCGAGAAGTCATCGTCATCGGGGTACTGTACCGCACCGGACATAATGCCGTTGATATAGCAGAGCAAAAGTCTGTTTTCGGATTTCTTTTCTGCAACAATCGATACACGGATATGTTCGTCCTCTTTGTATCGAGTACCGAGTGTACTCTGTTCGGATGCCATCGAAAGCTGTTGAGCCGTGATTTTGAATCCTCGACCACCGCTAAAGCAGGTCAGCACCTCGGTGTCATAGTTAAGCACCTCACGGGTCGCAAGTTCAAATTCCAAGGTTTTACCCGTGGTACGGAAATCGTAGGCGAACATCTTGTAAGGGATAGTCAAACGAGCATCACCCGTTACTCTCATAACGGTGTTATCGTCCTCATCTTGTACCCATCCGTCCGACACGAAATTGAAGTTATCAAATCCAACCTTGATACCCTCGCTCTCCCACACGGCAGGATTATCCTCGTTGTTGCTTCTGCCGTAGCTCGAAAGATACAACGCAAGCGAGTCTGTTTCTGCCTCGACCTTGATACTACTCTCGGTTACATTCTGTGTCCAAGAAACGTATATACCACCGCAACGGATGGTCTGCGTGAGTTCTCCTACGGTGTCGGGGCGGTAAGTCCAAGTCTGCTCGGTTCTGTCAACCGTGAGACTTGCAACCTCCTTGCCTTCAACCTCAAGCGTGATTGCCGAAGTAAGGCTATTCGGGTTATATACTCGGTATTTCGTAATAGCGTTGGAATACTGCTCAACGCCCGAAAGCGGAGGCGTTGTGACCGCTATAATAGGCGTAGTGTCACCCTCAACAATGCTGATGAAACTATAGTAAAGCACATTCGAGGTAACCTTCGTGCCATTGACGGTACAAGTAAACCACGCTCGGAGAATATGCGAGCCATGCCTCTGCGCAGGGATGCGATAGGTTACCTGTCTTCCCGATGTTGATACATCTGCCGTGCCAATCTCGACTCCATCCACCTCAAAGTGCATCGTCTTGTCAGCGAGTCCCGTAGGCGTGTAAGGGAAGGTAAACGCTTCCGTCTGCACAACCGCCGCATCAAAGGACGATGTGAGATGTACCGCTGCAAGCGTTACCATGTAAGGCAAGAGCTTACTTACGTTCTCGGAGTTAGTCACACGGATAGATACATTGTTCGTACCAGCTGCAAGATAATCACTTATATCAATCTCGTTCTCGCCCTGCACGGCAGAGAAAGTGCGCTTGACGATACCACCGACAAGCACTTGACCGATACCAGCACCATCGTCAATACCATCATCATCAACAGACGAGTAACTGAATTTCAGTTTCACCGACTCGCCTCCGGGAACAGTAATGACACGGTCAGCCAATAGGTTTGTGAGGGTTATGGTGAAGGTAGATGAGCCAACATTGCCACCTCCACCGCCTTGGGGAATCTCTATCGCAATCGGCTCGCTTCCGTCATAGATAGCCTCTACCGCCCCCGTGAATGTGATGGCAAAGGGGTTTTTGAGTTCGGCAGGCTTATGCTTGATAAAGTCAGCCTTTGTCTCGTCCGTTTGATTCCAATCGGGTCTCGGCATCGTAGTGCCTACGGTGTTGCCTATTATCTTCATGCGCTCACCTCCGTGACTACGGCTTGGATTGTATAGTCATTGGTCGGCTTGTCACCGATGGCGAACACCGTGATGACCCCGTCCTCGTTCTCTGTGGTAAAGGCAATGTCCTTTTTGTGTAAAAATGCGAGTTGCTCTGCACTCGGCAAAAGGTCTACCTTGCTATATTCGGTAGTGGCAGGAATGGTCACCACCTGCGACCACAACTTATCCGATCCCGTCCATGCCGATGCAGGTAGGGACACGTTGGTCAGCCATACGGGAGCAGAAGAGCCTGAAACACCAAACACCTCACCAAAGCCAACCGTCATCTTTTGGTCGGAAGACATGGATACCTTCATATCCTCGTCAATGTTGAGGGTGACGGGGATGTATTCATCTACCATCACAACACCTCCTCGTTAATGATGTCGGTCACCACCATGGGAATCGGCAAGTGCGAAAGCACCGTCCCGGAGGTTGTCTTCACCTTGAGTTGAACATATGTATTGTTCTTCGCAGATAGCAAAAGGGATTCCTCTTGCTTGAGTTTTACCGCTAAACTGTTCGCTTCGGTATCGATGGTCATCTTTGACAAGTCCTTACTGATGACTTCTTTACCCGATTGCACGATGGAAGCGATTGCCGAGGTAATGGTGTTAACAGGAACACTACTCGGCAGGTTCATCGTGATAGTGGGCGTAGTTCCTCTTATCATGTCATGCCTCCTACGTTTTATATTGATATATTACCATACGGGGGGAGGGTTTTTGCACCCACCCCCCACGGTTTTTTGGTTAGGATTGAATCCAACCCTTGAGTGTGTTGAGTAGATCGGATGTGCTTCCGTAGAGCTTCGTATCTCTAAGCATATAGCGGATACGCTTCATCTCCTCGTCATCCTTGTTCTTGTATGCCTCTTTGTAGAGAGGCTTGAAGTGCGAGGTGACGGCACTCTTGATGGCAGACTCGGCTTTGCTCTCGGCTTCCTTCATGGCTTGCTTCTCCTTGAAGGTTGTACCTTCCTTCTCGGCTTTGGCTTTCGCCTCTGCAAAGTAAGCTGCGGTGCTTCTCTCCAAGTGTTCGGCTATGGCGGTGGTGGGGTCACCATTCTCCATTGCCGTGAAGATGTCATCGTACTTACTGTAGCCTTCGGTGCTTCCGTTCTCCTCGGTGTAGTGCCACTTGTCTATCATCCAATAGACATCGTTGTCGGTAGGAGCATTACCTTCGGAGTCAACCTTTCCCGTGATGTCGATGATTGCTTTCAGCCTTTCGGTTGCCTCCTCATCGGTAATCTTACCGCTCTTGACATCCTCTCCGACTTGCTTGGTGAGTCCGCTATAGATATCGTCCACTTCTACTCCGTTGCTGAGTAACTGTCCGAACAGATAGCCAACACGGTCCTCGTCTCCATCGAGCAAGGCTTCGTACATCTTCTTGTAGCCAGCGGTTTTGGAGTCCGCACCCGTTTGGAACTTGAGTTCTCCGTAGCCAAGGCTACCTGCAACCGCATTCCATACCGACACGGCATCTCTCCAAATGTTGGATACGGCAAAACCACTCGTTTGACTTGCTACCGACAAAGCCTTGTTGAAGGTGTTGTGGAGCTTGTGGTAAGAGTAGTTGTCTGCGAGATTGTAGATGCTCTTTGCGAGGTCGATGACATTCACCGCATAAGCCATATCCGAGCGGTCGGTTCTTCCGTACAGGAGGTAGTCCATGATGTCGGAAACATACGGGAGCATATTCCAAGGCATCAGGTTGCCAACCGCATTCTCCTTGAAGTTTGCGAGAACTTTCTCAAGGTAGGTCTCATAGTCATCGTCATCTCGCAATGCATCGAGCGGTGCGGTGACGAGTGCGTTCAGCAACTGCGTGAACACAAAGACCGTGGTAGCCTTGGCTATGCCCTTGATGTTGTTCTTGGTGGCGAACTTGGCCCCCTTCGTTGCGACATCCCTTGCGTACTTGTCCGCTTGACGGAGGAGTGCGTTGTAGGAGGTCAAAGGCTCGGACATAAAGGCAGAGGTCATTCTGTGCCAAAAACTGTTCGATCTCATCCATTGCGACTTGGTAAGCACCGAGTCTACAACTTGAGTACGAAGGATGATATCATTGAACCGCTCTGCCGTTTTCTCAAGCAGAGCCTTGCTATCAAGCCCTTTGTTCTTTTCTGCGGTCTCCTTCTTGCAAGCGTTCCACAGAGATGCCCAAGTTGCCGAGTCTGCGAGTTCAGCCAATTTCATGCCCTTTTCGGAGAACTTATCTGCCACCGATGCGTTCTTCATGACCTGCGTTTCCAAAGGTCTTGAAACATCTACATCGTAGTAGCCCATCGACTTCCACTTTGCAATCCCGGAGTTGGCAAGCATCTCCTCGTTTGCCTTGGTATACTCTTTGCCAACAATGGGGGTCACATACTTGGGATTGATGAGTTCAAAGGCTCTCGCCGCCGAGAACGGCTGCTGAATTGCCACACGGACATTCCACGATACCGCTACTCGGTTGACCATTCTCAAGTTGCGGAAAGCAAGTTCTTCGGAAAGGCCCCCGTCCGTTTGACTATTGATGGACTCAAGAAGTCTGCGGACATACTCATCTGCGTAAGTTCCATACGCAAGACGGAAGGTTTCGTGTACGGATTTTTCAGCCACCTTCGCATCGATATCCTGTGTCTCCTTGTAGTTGAACCACTTAATGGTGTCGATGACAGGCAATGCCCATGCATTGTACAGAGCCATCTCTGCCATGTGGTTGTTGAACACGGAGAAGATGCCGTCTACGATGACCGCATTGTTTGCCTTGAGGTTTCTCTCCTTCGTGAAGGACTTGTTGAGGAGTGCGTAGATGTTCGCTCTCTTCTGTTGTGCCTCATACTCCGACCCTGCTGCCACGGTGCGGATAGGGTAGTAACCGGGAGTGGTGAATGCGTGGTAGCCGAATCGAATCATCGATATCTCGTTACCCCAAGAAGAGCCGACCTTTTCCATGAACTGTTGCATGGACTCTGCGGTCTCTTTCGCCCTCGGATAGTTGTCAAGAGCCTTCTCCACCGCCATTGCATCAACCTCGTTGAAGAAGATGTTCTCAAACCGCTTGACCTTGCCCTTGTGCTTGACATCGGCAAAGCGGATACCGCCACCTTCAAGGATGTGTCTGCGAGAGTCTTCCTGTCGGAGCAGGCAATGAAGTCCCATCAGCATCTCCACGGTGACATTGTAGTCCGTGCCACCAATGTTGACCGAGACGAGTTCCTCTCGCCACAGTTTCGCTTCCTTCTCGGTGTAGGCTTTCTCGACAAAATCAAGTACCTCCTGCACGTTGTATGCCATCTTGGATTGACCCTTGACGAGCATTTGATAAACGTGCTTACCACCTTCACCGAAGCGGTCGAACACCGTGACAGGGGAAGCAAAGTCCCACTTCAATGTCTTCGATGCCTTCTGTGCGGTTTCGTTAATCTCCTTGGGGAGTTCACCGACATAGTCCATCGTGGATCGGGCATCACTCATCACATCGTATGATGCGTTGGAGTAGTATCTGCCCACATTGTTGATGGCTTTCTGCCATGCCTTGAGGAACTTGTAGACGAGTTTCAACTCCTCACCCGTCATCTTGTTGATGTTGTACTCCTCGCTTTGGTGTTCTGCGGTTGCCTCAAAGTATCCGTGAATCTTCTCAATCCACTCCACCATTTCGGGAGGAACATCAAACTGTCCGTAGGTCGATTCGATGGTGTTCTGTCCGAGCTGCTCTGCGAGTGCCTTGAGGGACTCTCTCGCTTCGGCTCTCGTTGCATTGGCTTTACCCTTTCTCGGATTGCCCTCGTTGTCATAGGTGGTAAAGTTGAATGCCGAAAGCACCTTTGCGATGGTTGCACCGAATACTTCGGGGATGGCGGTTTTGGCAGAGGGATGCTCAAGTCTGTCTTGCAGGTCACTCACTATCTTCTCGATGCGAGGTCTGTAGTAGTGAAGTTCCTTGCTCTCTGCACGTTCCTTGCGGTATGCGCTCAGTTTCTCCATGCCGAGTTTGTAAGCCTTGGCTCTCTCCCTGTCGATGACCTTCTGTAGAGGCTTGGATGCTTCAAGGTTGAGGAGCTTCTTGTCGGCTCGGTTGATTCTCTCGGCAATGATGTCTGCTCTGTTCTTCAGGGCAGGAAGTTGTTTCCTGTCACCGCCCTCGGTGAACATGGCATCCTTAATCTTCGCACGGAGTTCAGCGAGTTTTTCTTGGTCTGCATTGAGGGATGCTATCTGCGACTTGTACTTTTTGAGCCACTCCCTCTCAACATCGTTCTGTGCGACAGACTCAAGTGCGTTGGCGAGGAGGGTTCTGTTGTCGGTTGCGTTGGAGGTTCTTTCGGAATAAGAAAATTCGTCAGTCTCGATAAAGACATCGGAAAATTTTTCGCCACCCATCTTGACATTTCGACCGACATATGATATACTACCAACGAAGCCACTCTTGTTCAGCTCGATAGGCATTTGGAAGCCTATTGACCGAAGTAACGAGGTGGCTCTTTTTTTGTCCGCATACATCACATCACTGTTTTTGATGTAAGTAGTAGGATCGGTGTCCTTGGTGTATGCGCTCACAACCTTCTGCATATCATCAATGACGAGTTTTCCTTCAATAGGACGAATGTCAAGTACCGATAGAACAGGTTGACCGTTCTTCGCTTTAACAGAGCCGAAGATAACAAGGCGAGTATTATCCTTACCCTCTCTTCCAACATTTCTGCTTTTGAGGATAAGTATCGGATCGTCCAAGATTTGGGGAATCTTTTTTATTTCATCGATAGTCATCTCTTGATGTTCGGACAAAATCGTTTTGATTTTATCACCGTGCAGATAGATATCATTTTCTATTGCTCCGAGTCCTTGAAGAACATCCCCGGTAGAGCCAAGTACGAAGGTCTCGCCATCGTGCATTCCTTCCTTCGCCCATTGCTCAACTTCCTGCTTGTATTCTGCTCTTTCCGAGAACATCATATTGTCAGCCGTGGTTGCCTCTGTCTCATCAGCCACCTCATGAAGGTTGCCATACTCCTTAACAAAGTCCTCAACCACATCCTTTGCTACGGGATAGGACTTGTGATCGCCCTTGTACTCGGAAAGAATTCTGTTTGCCGAGTCCATATCAAAGTTCGGCTGAACAACTTCCTGCGGAACTCCAACTCCGTTGTTGTCATACATTTTAAAGTCGATGAGCAACTTCCAATAGCCGGGATAACTTTGGAACTGCGAGAACTTCGGTATTCTTCCGTCCTCACGGCATTTTTGGAGGTATATCTGTGCGTTCTCGTCACCCGACTTAGAGAAATCCCAATACTCCGAGGGGTCGAAGTTATCGATTTTTCTTTCCTTGTCGATGGGTTTCTCGTTCTGTGACTCGGTGTAGTCATCGTACCCTGTCAAGCCAAGAGCATCGTACAGAGATTCCTTCCAAGAAGACTTGTGGAAGGGAATGATGAAGTCGATTCGGGGGTCTGCCATTGCCGCGATGATGTGAGCATCACTCTTTCCGACAAGGATTGTGCCGACATTTCGTGAATACTTTTCTCTCAAGCGGAATGCTTCCTCATGGTTGATACCCTCGATGTCATCGAACACAAGATTCCCGTTAGCATCAAGACCGCTACCCTTGGCAATAAGGGAAAGGTTGATTTTCACTCCCGTACCGCCAAACACATCAGCAAAAGCAGGGACCTTGGTGTAAGCCTGCGACTTCAAGCCGACCCTCGACATATCCATGACAACCTGCATCATATCAATCATGTGAGGCACTTCAAAGTCGGAGAAGGATTGAAGTCTCAAACCGCCATGAGCGTTGCGAGAATTGACCGCAGACTTTGCCTTGAAGTGCTTGAGAATCTCTCCCTTGTACTCTGCTCTCGTTTCAAGGAGCTTGGGCTTTGCTTGTCCTCTTGCATTCATGAATGCGAGGTACGCATCGTATACTTCTCTGTGGTCTCGCTTGACGATGTCAATATCGGTGGTGTTCAGTTCTCCGAGGTTCGGTGTGTAGTTCGGGTCTGCCATGAAGGTCTTGCCCTTTACGGACAGAGCAACCTCTTTACCGCTTGAGTTGACTCTTGTTATCGGTTTGCCCGTCTTCTGCGCCACCTTGTATCGGTCAATAAACTCTTGCGTGATTCTGCCAATCTCTCGTCTTGTAGACTCGACATAGCAAATTCCACAAGCAACCTCAAGGTGTCTGTCCTGCATCATCTTGCGAAGTCTCACGATGTCATCGGAGTCAAACACGGTGTTCGGAAGTGCCTTTTGGATAGCATCGAATGTACCCGTAAACAGAAGTCTCTTTGCACAAAGAGTAGACATATCTACTGTGTACTTATACTCGGAGTTGGGCTTAAGAACGGTTGCACCTGCATCCATATTCGGCTCATAGTCAAGCCTTGCTCTATCGTCAGCAATGAGCCTTGCAATACTGTTGATGTCATCAACATACTGCCTTGCTTTGCTTTCGCTGACACCAAGTTGCTTGGCAATAGCCTTTATGGCTGCCTCTTTGTTTTGCACATACTCGGATGCCGTCCACGTTCTCTCGGAGAAAAGAACTGGAGCAACAGATTGTGTCTCTGCATCAAAGCCGATGCCTACATCAGCAAGAGCCTGTTGTTCCGCACTCGCAAAGGTCTCGCCTGCATCCACAATAGCCTCGGCAAAGAGATCAGAAAGTCTTTCAATGGTCTTGCCCATATCACGAACGAGTCGAGCCTCCTCCGTTTGGGCATCGAGTCCCTTATAGGCTTCCTTGATTTTCTTGTAGAGGTCACGGAAAAATGCCTTGATTTTCTCCCACAGACCCTTGTCCTTGTTCTTGAGTCTCTCAAGTTTTTCGGCAAGGTTGGTGTCGGTGAACATCGTCTGCATGGAGTCTGCGACTACCTCTTCGTAGGCTTTGTCACGGGTGATGGTCTTCTTATTGGCTCTCGCCTCGGCAATCTTGTTGTCGATGAGCGCTTGAATGTCTACACCCTTCTTGCCGTACTCTGCCATAAGGAAGTCGGCAAGCACCTTGAATTTCGCAGGAGACCATTGACGGATAAAGTGGGTGAGTTCGTGAGCTGCCGTCCAAAGGATGACACCCTCGCCATTCTGCCCGGCATTGATGTCGATGTATATCGTGCCTGTGGCTTTGTCATAGAAGCCGTTCGGGGCCTTTGTCCCTTTTTGGTGACCTCCGACATCCTCTGCGAATACAAGCGTGTTGCCCTTCTTGACGGTATCAAAGAACACTACCTTGTTGTGGGTGATGTCCGAAACCACCTTGCCAACGGTGTTGATGGATGTCTTCTGTCTCTCGGTGAGAGCTGCCTTGGAACGGATGACAACCTTGCCCTCTTTTGCCGTGTCGGCTTTGCCCTTGAATCCATCCACATCAGCCTGCGCAATATCGGTGTCCTTCTTGGCAGACTCCTTTCCGAGGTCATACGCATACTTCTTCATGGAATCGGGAAGGTCTGCGTAGAAGCCATCGTTGGAAATCTTGTCCATCGGGTATCCGATCCTGCCGTACTCGATAGCCTCGTCAATGCCGTTGAGGTACTTGGCAACGGGCATATTCACCGCTTGGTAGCCGTGGATAATGCCGTTTGTGACATCTGCGCTATAACCGAGGGATATCGCACCCTCATAGAGCATACCCTCGTCATCGTTGGCATACTCCACGTTGGTGCTACGGATGGTAGAACCGTCTGCCATAGCGTAAGTGGCTACCTTGCCATTGGTATCAACAACTCTCTTGATGTTGATTTGCTTGCCCGTGGCAGAGTCGGTGGTGACACCGCTCTCGCTCACCTTGGCATTGCTCATGGCTTTCTTTGCATCGGAAACCATACTGTCGAGGGTCGCATCGGTGTCTCCCAGGGCGGTTCTTCCAATGCCGAACTTCTGCTTGATGGCATCGGTCTGCATGGACTTGAGAGTCTGTTGCAGATTGGCAGAGGCGGTAAGACCCTCCTTGCTTTGAGCCTTGGCAATAGCGGAGTAATCCACCCCTGCGTGACCCTCGATGCCCTCCAAGTCCATCATTGCCTGAAGTCTTTGGTTGACCGTGGAGTTTTGGTCGATGATGACCTTCTTGAAGACTCTCGATATGATGGGGTTATTGTCAAGTGCCTTTTTCTGCAGGGCGGTGAAATTCTCTCCGTCAACCGCCTTTCCGAGCCATTCGGCAACGGTGTCAGCATCCGACTCCGTCATTCCGTTGCGGACAAGTTGATACTTGATATCAGCCTTGTTCTGCTCGGTGAGTGTGCCATGCATTTCGTGAATGACATCGGCAATCTTCCAAGCACCCGTGTTTTCGGTCACCTTGCTTGCGAGTTTGTTGGCAAGGGTGTCGGCAGCGAAGGTGTTTCCGAGTGCCTTGAGGTCATTGACCTTGCCCTGCTTCTTGATGTCTTTGGCAAGGCTGACCTCACCTGCTCTGGTGACACCAGCACCAAGTCCGTTTAGCATTCCTGCCGACAACGCACCAAGGAAGCCAGAATATGCGACTTGGCCCCAATCGAGACCCTCGTTCTTTCCCGTAGCAACCTTCTTGAAGAAGGGATCGAGAACCTCTTGCAGACCCTCCTCAATGCCCTCGGAGACCATGTCCGCACCGAACTCGATGGCAAACTTTGCCCCTGCGCTATTGAGTCCCTTTGTGAAGTTCTTGACGGCATCGTCCGTCCATGCTCCTCCGACCTTGCCGATACCACCGAGGACATACTGAAGTCCTGCTTCGGAAGCACCCGTAAGGAAGCCGTAGAGGTTGGCTTGTCCCTTGCTATATCCGAGGTTGAGCATCTCCTGTCTTGCACCGCCCATCGAGGATGCGCCCGTAAGTGCTGCGCCCACAATCTGCCCACCCGTGGGGCCGAGGAAGGTGGTTGCCGCAGCAGTTCCGAGGATGGTGGGAAGTTGTCTACCCGTGGTGTTGGCGATGTCATAGAACACCTTGCCGACCGCACCTTGGTCTTCTCTTACAAGACCCGATGCAATCTGCGTGGAAGACGGAGCTTCGTAGCCATCACTTAAGAGACCCTTGAGGTCTTCTCCAAAGGAACTTATGCCAGCATAAAGACCAAACAGTTGCGGTAGAACAACAGTACCATCAAGGGACTTTTGGATTTCAACGGCTTGTTTAGTGTTGAGTTCGTACTTGATGGTGTCGAGGTACTCGGATGCCTTGTCTTTTCCGTGTTTGCCGAGGAAATACACATAGTTATTGTACTGGTCGTCGGTCATGTGTTGGGCATACCAATATGCATCACTTCCGCTTTCTACGACTTTCCCATTTCGTGCTGCCACGATATCGTCAGCGTACCCTCTTTCGAAGATATTGAATCCGTTGCTATCAGCCTGAAACCACTTGTTCTCGATAGACAAGCCATTCGACTCACCAAGGGCAACATAACTTCCGAAATCCTTGTCACCACTTGCCTCTGCTTCAAATACCTTTTTGTTCTCCTTGAGGGTAGCCTGCCCCTTGATTTCGGTGAGTTCTGCAATGCGGTTCTCCGTGGACTCAATCTGTCCCGTTAGAGCCTTGTAGTCGGAATAGTCAAGTGGGTTTGGCCCCGTCATCGTGCCTTGTCTCTGTCGTACGGTGAGCTTCTCTAACTCCTTGTTAAGAGAGTCGATTTCACTCTGCGCCTCCTGCGAGGACATATAGTATTGCGAGTTCTTGGAAAGCCAATCCTTTTCCTTTCCGCTTGACGATTCAAGAGCCTTCAGCACCTCTTCGTAGGTCTTGCCATCGTACTTGTTGTTGAAGTAGTAGTTTTGGTAATCTTCCTCGCCCTTGAACTGATTCCAAAACTCGATGTCCGCATCGGCTTGCTTGAGGATGTTGGAACTCATGTTCTTGGAGTCCCGGAATGTCAGGGCTATTTTGTTGACCGTTTCGGTGTCAAAGTATCTGCCGTATTCCTTGAGGATGTCGGCTATAGAATCCGCTTCCTGCTGAAGCCAGTTGACACGATTGGATACGGTCTCCTTCCATCTGTTTGAACCATCAAGCCCGTAGGAGGAGAGGTCTCGGTTGTTGTAGAAATCGTTGGTGGACGAAATAAGGCTCTGTTGGGCATTTGTCCAGTTCGTGAGTCGGTCTTGGAAACTTCCATAAAACTCATTCGCACTTTCCTCTGTCCAAAAAAGGTCTCTTACATCGGTGATACCACTCGTTTTCTTCTTTTGGTTGTTGCCCTTGAACAAGTCTCTTACATCGGTAGTTGCCATAGGTATCCTCCTTGCGATTGGGTTAATACATCGTGTTATAGGTGTTCTTGTCTAAATAGTACATTTGATTTTGATTCCTTGCATCTTTGCCAAGCGTGGGATTGAGGTAAGATTCGGGTAGCCAAATCTTTGCAAGGTATGCCGTGTCTTCTTCGGAGAGGTTCATGCTTGCGATGTACTTGTTGATGTCATCCCATTTCGATTCTTCTGCAAGCCCCTTGAGAACCTCCGAGTCCTTAAAGGACAAGCCCTCAAAGGATTTCTCCGTTAGTGCTGCCTTTTCCTGTAGGTTATAACTCTTCTGTTGCAAGTCATAAGAAGCCTGCCATTGGTCATCAGCAACACGGTCTCTGTACAACTGATAGAGTCTGTTCTGCTCGTCAGTATGCTCACCATAATCTCGCTTGTACGCATTATCGTAAGCGGTTAGGTAGTAGTTTCTGTCGGCATCCCATGTGCCGTATTCAAAGTTCCTCAAATCGGTGTATGTGTTATAGAGTCTGTCGAGGTTGTTGTTGAAGTCGGCTACATTGTCACGATGCTCCCCGTACTTGGTGTTGTACATATCCTTTGCGAGGCTATACTGATTCATCAAGTCCTGTCCCTCTTGGTTGTACCTATCGTAAGCCATTTGATAGAGCTGAGGCACGATATCGTTGAGGTTCTGTAGGTGGCTTTGGTAGGCTTGGCTTCCTGCGGTGACCGCATAGGAGTTGCCGTAGCCCCCCGTCATGGCAGATGCCTGTCCGATGGTGTCTGCCATCGCAAGTCTGCCTTGGTTGATGTACTTGTCCTTGTACTGCTGATACAGGGCATCTCCGTTGAGATCGTAGGAGAATTTGGGGCGGTTGACAATCGCATTGTATGCATCCATATGCGCCTTGCTCTCCGTTTCGGCATCCCACACACCCGGATTGTTGTCGGTTTTGAACTTGTTGTACTCGCCGAGAAGACCGATTACATTGTCACTATCGGAGTAAGTGCCAAAGGAATCTGCCTTTTCCTTGAGAGCCGTGGTCTCCTTGTCGGGAGTCCACTTCTCATACTTGTAGCCCGAAGCCGTTGCGTTCTGTTTTGTTGCCATGTTTGCTCCTCCTTAAGAAGTAGTTGTTTTGAGATATCTCCAACCGAGCCACCCACCTGCCGTGTCATAGTAGGTGTTGATGGCAAGGTCACCCGAATAATAACTGAAGATAACAACCGTTATCTGCGTATCCGACCTTTTGCAGACGAACCCCGATGCGTAAAGGTAGTTGCCCGTTTCAGGCACGTTGGTGGTGCTTCCTCCTGTGTAGAAGGGGGTTAAGCCTTGAGGGCATTCCTCCGCAAAGGTAAGCATATCACCCAATGCAGGTTGCTGAGTCATCGTGCCGTTGATGCCGTTGTCGAAGTAGGCTTTCCATGCGGATCGGAATGTGTATTCCTCGGAATAATCGCAATACTCACCGATGGTTACGTTCTTGCCTCCCTTGCCAAGGTGGAGAGCCACATCTTGTGTGGGTATCTCAAGTTCCTTGACATCGGACTCGCCCACATCGTCTACTGCTCGAATCTGCACCGCATAGGACTCTTTGAGAAGGAACTCTCCGCTTACAAGGGCATTGTACTCGTCCGTGTTCGTTGTGGTCTTGGGGATGAGGTCTACCCACTTGTGTTCGTTATCGTTCCATACCTCTGCGGTTCGCTTGCTCCTCCATTGCAGGGAGCATCTGTTGTTTCCATTGAGGGAGTGAAAAGACCTCTTGGCTTTTATCCACACGGAGGTACTACCGCCCACTCGGTTTCCGTTGCCGTCACTACGATAGCAGAGGATGGCATTCTCATTGCCGAGCGGAACAACAAGGGGCTTGGAGTATTCAAGAACTGTTATGGTCTGCGACTTCGTCCCTGTGAACCCTCTTGAGTCAACGGCACTACCGATGACCTCCACGCTACCGGGCTTGGTAATCGCATCCGAGGTGATGGTGTTGGATGCGGATGTGTTTGCCACTCCACCCACGCTCAACAAGTATCTCACCGGGGTTGCATTGTACTTGCCCTCTGCGTAGACCGTTGCGGTCACCCTCGACTTGCCTTGGATGTATGTCCCTGCGAGGGAACTCGGCATGGACGAAGGGTTGCTTGGCGAGAGCGAGATAGACACCGAAGGCTTTGTGTCGGCATTCTCTGTCATCGTGAGAGTTCGCACAAGGTAGTCGGTGTAGGTCTTGCCGTCTACCACGGTGCGGATGATAAACATCACGGTGAGGGCATTGCCTGCCTTATTCTTGAGCAGAGCCATGTCCTCTGCCGTAAAGGTGTAGGATGTACCCGTCTTGCTCAAGTCTCGGTAGGGAGCATATGCGTACCATCCGACAGAGTCTGCGATACAGGCATCGAGGGATGTTACCGCATTGCCTCTTGGGTTGGTGTAGTAGATGGTCGGCAAGGTTGTGTCGGTAAAGTTGGGGGCGTATGTTAGCCTTGCGCCTCTTTCGATGGTGTCAAGCTCCCAATCCTCGGAGGTGGTCTTGACCGTTGTGTAGTAGATTCTTGTGGAAAGGCTGACGGGAATCGTCTTGTTGCCATCGGTGTTGTGGTCAACGGTAATTGTTCCGCTTACGCTGCCTTTCTTCGCAGGGAACTCCTCGGTCTGCCAAGAGACCCTGCCCTTGTAGTAGACCTGTTGCCCGTTGATGGTGACGGTGGTGGGGCCTGTACTGTAGTAGTTGACATCACCGCCAACCGATGACAGAGTCCAACTGATGACCGAGCGGTTGTTTGCCACATCCTTTGCCTGTGTACAGGACAACTGCAAATACCGTCCACCATAGGATGCACTTGTAAGTGTAATTGAACTTGACATGGTTAACCTCCGATCCAAGTGAATGCCAAGCCGTCACTTGTGTCTGCTTTGTAGCCACCGAACTGAACGGTCCCAAGGAAGGTAGCATCATTGATGTGGAGCTTGTTCTTGCTGATGTATGCGACCTCGTTGCCCTCATCAAAGAACGAGAGTCTTCCTGCGGTAAACCAAGCATAGCCCTTGAACTCACCGCTTTCGTTTGTCTCGCCCACCCCTATGCCGTATGCCGTTTGACCTGCGAGTTCACCGTTCTTGTATGTGCCGAGTTCTCCTCGCTTGATATAGGTGTTTGTGGTCTTGACATCATTGTCAATGGTCTCTACGCTCTTGTAGAGTTCCGTGACCCCCTTGGAATTAGTCTCAATGGCAAGGTCGGTCTTCTGTGTGTATGTGCCGAAATCGGATACCGCAACATACTCTCCCTCAAAGCTCTCCTTGATACTCTCCTCATAGGCGGTCACGATGTCCGCAGATTTGATGATAAGAGCCTTGATGGAGTTGAATGTATTGACCGCTTCTTCCTCGCTATTTTGAGCCTTCTGCGAGGTCATAACCACATTGGCGGTGTTGCCTTGTATCGCATTATCGACAGTAGACAATGCCCAATTGAGCTGCTCGACCAACTGATGCATATAACTCTGCATCTGCGACATCTTGCCCTCAGTATCGGTGGCGGTGATATTGGGGAATCGAATGTCAATACCCATGAACATCACTTCCTTGCTCAATGGTTTTGGTGATGGAGTATATCTTCGCCTCGCCCACACCCTCGATGCGGAGACGGAAATGGTCGCATCTCTGCGGCCTTATGGGGAGGGAGAAGGATCGCAGATGCGTTCCCGTTACCGAGGCGAGGTGATGCCACTCTCCGAAGGAATCGTACTGTGCTAAGAACTTAACCTCCGAGCCGATGGCGAGGGACATACGGAGAACGATGCTCGATACATACTTCTTGTCGGGCATCGAAGTGCCGATGACACCGCTTTCGGCATACCATGCTATCTCGGCAGACTCCTTTGTTCCCGAACCGAGGATGGTCTTTATCTGCTTGTCCTCATGGTCGATGTAGTACATCTCGCCATCGCAGGAGCAGAAGGCATCCACCCTTGTGTTGTCCTCTCTGTGCCAGAGGTTCGTGTTGGTATCGAAGACGAACAGATGCCACTTGCCGTCCTTTTCCGACCTCATGGAGATATAGTATTTGTTGTTGTGAGAACCACCCACGGCCCCGTTATAATAGGGATTGTCACTTGTCTCATCCACAGAAGAGTAGTGGATATCCCCAAAGGCGGTGGATATCTCTGTGGGCAGAGAGCCGTCATACACACAGACTCCGCTTCTCGACTTGTAGAAGAGAGCCTCGTTGACGATGGCAAGGCTATTTCCTGCACCTCTCTGTACCCCTCGACAGGCGGTTGTTTGCACCTGATAGTTGGCAGGGAAGTTGCCGTACACCTTGTGCAGACAGTTCTCCTTGAAGAACAGGGGGTATCCGAGGTGGGTGATAGCACCCGTCCATTGTCCGTCCGTACCGCAGGATGCTGCATAGGAGTCTGTGGAGAGACCCATATAACAGTACCAATTCTTGAAGTCACCGAGTTTGGATGCGTAAATCTCGTTGACGATATCTCCGTCCGCATTCTCTCCGTATCGGCATCCCCACAGGCGGTTGCCACTCTCAATGACAAAGTCCATGATGGGGACCGTTCTCTCAAGACGGAGGTCGGTATCTCTGTTGATGACATCGTCAAGGAAGCCGACAACCACGATGTAGTCATCCGTTCCCTCGGCTCGGTCAATTTCGGCATCTCCCTCGTCATGGTAGACCGCCCACAGGGGACTTGTCTTGCCCTCAAGGTCTTTGAAGGCGGTGACATCATCGGGAAGACCGCTTATCTTAACCGCATCGTATTGGCTGAAGGACTTTGCGATGTTGGGTGCGGATATCTTGATATAGGTGGTGGCAATCTGCGACCACACCGAGTTGGAGGTGGAGTATTGCTTGAGAGCATGGGGCGAGGTGGAGGTATCAATCCACAGGGGGTGCTTGGTGGTGTCCGTGGGAGGGGTTGTCCCCTTGTAGGTGTTGGTGTACACCTCACCGTCCACCTTGCACATCTCATAGGATGCCGAGCTTACAGAGAAAGATGCCTCAAGGCTTCCGTAGTCGGTCAAGTCCTTGGTGTTGACATACACCTTGTCCGGGAAGATGACGATATAGGCCCCCATCGAGACGAGTCTCTTGGGAGTGTCGGTGAGAACAAGCCCCGTGACCTCATATTTCCCCACATATAGCGAGTTTCCGTCCACATAGCATAAAGTATCCTTCGACACCATTCCGTTCGTTGTGTGGCTTTCTACTCCGACTTGAGGGTATTCAAACAAACCTCTCTTGCCTCTCGGAGCGAGAAGGGGATAGTGATCAGAGCAAAGGTTCTGCATATCGTAGAACTCTCCGTCATGGATGCGAGGGTTGTGGTTATAGCCACCGAAAGCATCGACATTGCTTCGTGTGGTGGGGATTTCCGTAAGAGTTGAGTAATACACCTTGCTACCCCCTTAAAAGTAATTGATGTTCTTTCCCTTCGGCATATGTGTCCTGTTGTAGTGGTTCGTGTATGCCGATAATGTATCGTGATAACGGGTTACGTTGTTGTTATACCTTGCGTATTCTCCGTTAAAGAAGTCTATCTTGGATGCAAGCCACGAAAGGTACAGTTCGTCATAGGGTGCGTTGACGATGAGTTCCGTGTCGAGCGGTGTCTCGTCATCGTAGCCGTTGAAGTTGACTCCCTCACCGCCCTCATGGGTGTCGATGATGTTGTTCTTAATCATGCCGTCCGCAATGGAGAGCCACTCGATTTTGTCGGAGAGCGAGTAGCCGTTCGGCTTGAGCGAGTCTACTTTTGCGATTGCTTCGCTGATGGTCATAATGTGTCCCCCTTATTCAAGAATTGGGGAGCAACTGCCCCCCATCCCTTATTTCTTGACAGATTCGTTGAAAGCAAAGGCTTGCTCTGCCACATCCTCTGCGTTGCGGATGACCTCTGCCACGCATTCGGGAACTTCTACCTCGACTCCTCTCTTGATGAGCCAAGTTCTGCCGTTGACACAGACGAAGACATCGTCCTGTCTGTCACGCTCTCTCGGAATGCGAATCTTAACGAGTTTTTCCTTTTCGGTCTTGTTTACTTCTGCCATGGTTATTTCCTCCTAAAATGTGTTAGAGGGAGGGGGGATACCCCTCCCCCTTTTGAGAGTTTAATTAGTTAGCGGATGCCTTGGTAGACCACTTGGCAGACTTGGACTCAATTGCACAGATGTAATTGGGAACAAGCAGCTCTGCGGTCTTGATAGCCTTCCAACCCACGGAGCTTCTCTGGTCGAGGGGGTCAGCCGTACCGGCAGAACCCTTCTGCTTCACGATGGTCTGCAGACCGCCACCCGAAATCTCGGTGACACCGTATGCACCCTCACCGAAGACGAGAGTGGAGAAGACACCGCCCTCATAAATCTTGGCTTCGGTGGTCTGCACGAAGCGGACACCTGCGACCTCACCGATTTCGCCCTCATAGAGGTTGGTGGGGTTGGCATACTTGTGAGCATCAATCCATTCGGGGTCACGCATGAGGTCATACGCAACGTAGGGGTGGATGATGGCTACATACTTGCCACCGATGGTGGGAGCATTCTGCGCACGAAGGTGTGCAACTACCGCCTGAATCTCCTTGACGGTGAGCTGGTCTTCGGCGGCAAGATTACTTCTCGAAGTTTTTTCATTTGCCCAGAAGATGCTCTTGTTCTCGGAGTGAATCTTGTCACGAACGATGGTGTCGAGGGTAAGACCAGCCTGCTTACCAAGAAGCTTGGTAGCCTCAAGGATGGTGTTGTCGAGGGAGGTCAGCTCAAGCACATCGGACTGGGTGATGTAGTCACCGTACTGAGCCACAGTAGCGGTGATGGCGGTCACGGTAAGGCTCTTGCCATCAGGGGTAACACCCTCAGTAAGAGCGGTGGTAGCCTTAGGCAGCGAAGAGAACTTACGGAACTCAATGGTCTTACCACCATTGGCAGGGATAGGTCTCTTCTGTCCGAACTGGTCATGAACAAGGTTTGCCGAAGCCTCATCGATAAGGGTCATATCGTAGAAGGTCTTCATTTCGGGGGACAGACCATCAAGCAGGGTGGTCTGTACGGTGTTAGCGAAAAGCTGAAGGTTGATTTTGATGAATTCCATGATTGAATCTCCTTTTGTTTTGTTGTTTTGTTGTTTTGTTGTGTGGTGTGGTGTAAAAGGAGATCGGATTTTGTTTAGAACTTAATCTTCTCTCCTCTTGCGACTCTGCGGATGATTTCCGCTCTGTCGGCTTTTGAGAGTTGTGACACATCACTCTTGACTACAACCGATGCCTGCGAAGAGATTCCGTTTTCGGTAGGTCTTGCGCCATTGGCAATGACCTTGTTCGTGAGTTTCTGCTCCACCGCTTTTGCCGTATACTGCATAGCCTGTGGGACGAGTTCTCTGTGGTGCATGGCGAAGTAAGCCGTTTCTACACCGACACCGCTTCGGAGAAGGTTGATGAACTGAGGGTTCTTGAGTTCTTCACCGAGGTCGAGGTTGGGGAAGGAATGCTTGGCTTGTTCTGCCTGCTTCATCCACTCTGCCACATCTCGTTCGGCTCTCTCTTTGTTGGATTGCTCCTCCATCTGCTTCTTGAGTTCGGCATTCTCACGTTCCATCTTCTTGACGGCTTTGAGCTGCTCTACGGAGACACCCTTCTCCATGGCTTCCTCTTCGTAATAGCTATCATCTTCTTCGATAGCCTTGTTGAGAGCCTTGATGTCGGATGCATCTACCCCGTATTTTCTTGCAAGCATTTCAAGGGTGGGGGCGAGTTCGTTGTACTTGTCAACGGTCTCCTTTGAACCCTTGAGTCTCTTCTGTACGGTATCCTGAACCCTCGCATCGTAGAGGTCTTTGTACTCTCCTTTGATGAGAGCCTCAAACTTTGCGTTGCGGTCTTCGGGTTCTGCTACCGCACCATCGGTATTGCTCGGCACATCGGCGGTCTGTGCCTCCTCTTGGATGCCGTATTTGACATCGGCAAGGGGATTTTTTGCGCCCTTTTTGGTTTGCAGGCTGGGAACACCTGCGGTTACACCATTTGCTCCGTCAGCACCCGTGCCACCATCTCCACCCGTGCCTTCGGCAAACAGTTGGAGGTTGATGCCTTCGGAAAAGAGTTTGTGTGACATACAAGTCATCCTTTCTGCCCGTTTCGTGGGCGAATCGTGGTTTATATTTAAGGCTTATTCAGCCTCACCAAACGAATGTAGTTCCACATACTGTGGATAGTTGTGGGCAAGTAGGTGATACCCCACTTGAGCCACGAAGAAGGTGTGCAGAGCCTCCTTGTATGAGGTGTACTTGGGGATGGCGGTTATCTCCGCATCTCCCCTGTCGAGCCGTATATGGGGCCGTTCCTCAAGACCGCCCTCCTCATACAGGAACTGTAGGCTCTGTGCTACGGTGTAAGCGAGGATCGATGCAGAGGCACAGACGATATCCTCGCCCTCTTTGGATGCCCCTGCGTGACCCATAAGCCGTAAGGTAATGCTCTCTGTGCCGTTGTCATTCCTACGGCTGAAGAAAGCCCGTATCATATCCTCGCCCCCTTATGTGGGAGAGGTGGAGTCAGCCACCCTCTGTCTTGCTTTCTTGGTTGTGGACGATTCCCCGACACTACTATCCCCACCGAGAGCCTCTGTGCTTTCGGGGTTCTGCGGTGCGTTCATACCGGGCATTGCGATGCCGTACTGTTGGGCGAGTCCTGCGGTTATCTCTCCGACACCGCCATCGACCATCTGTGCCAGCATCATCATCTGCTGAAGCATACCGCCATTCATCTGTATCTTCTGCATGATGAACTCCTTGCGGTCAAAGTCCATCATGTCGAGGCAAGCAAGTGCTTGGTCAGCCATCTGCGGATTGAAGAACCCTGCCCCGTAGAACTGAAGGGCAAGCTCGTTCTGCGACATCTTGGAGTAGGGCGAAGCCTTCTGTGCCGTTACCTCGATATCGAAGAGGGGAAGCCTCATGCCCATGTCCATGCCGAAGTCCATGCCCTGCATCTGCGGTTGAATGCCTGCGTTGCTATACTGCACGAACCTTGCGACTCCGTTCTCACCCATGATGCGGAAGCAACGGGGGAGGTCATAGAACTGACGAATGAGTTCGATGATGAGGAGGCACACTTGACGGAAGGAGCGGTATGCACCCTTGTTGTCCTTACGAACGAGTTTGGCAGAAGCCTCTTGCATGGCTGCCACACCACTCGCTGCCGTGACACCGCCCGTTGTACCGCCCTGCGATACATCACGGTTTCCTGTGGTCTCCTTGAGTTCATCAATCTTGTTGTTGATGACCGAGACATAAATCTCGCTGAGGGGCTTGCCTTGGATCGGAAGCACACTATCCTGTCCGAGGTTGCCGTCCACATGGACGAAGTCCTTGGTCATGTCAGCGTACTCCTCCTCGTTCACTGTGCCGTCATTGCGGATGAAGTGACGAGGACGGGCATTGGCAAGCATATTCTGCATAATGGCTTGGTTGCCCCTGTCGATATACTCCTGTGCCGACTTGCCCACATCAATGTAGCCGAAGCCTGCAGGAGTTCCCTCTACACGGAACAGAGGGTCAAAGACGAAGGGATACTTGCCGTGGTCATAGAAGCCTCTCTCGGCAAAGTTGGGGTCATTCTCGGTGGCGAAAAGCACCACATCGTTGACGAACTTACAGTAGTGAAGCACCTGCTTACCCTGCGAGTTGACCTTCTTGTAGTACCAATCCACCACAACAGACTTCTCGGTGGTGTCCACGGAGTCATCGTAGACATACTTGGCAATGTCGATGGTGGCGGTGGTCAGTTTACCCATCAGTTGGGGATACCGACCCACAAGCACCTCGTTGTCGGCAAGCTCCACATGGAACACGTTGCGAGAGTCTTGGATATCGGTGATACCGCTCTGCCAAAAGAGGTTGATGAGGTCTACCTTCTTGACCGAGATGTCACCAAGACCATTGAGTTTGGAAGAGTCCCAAAAGACTCCGTATACACCCGTACCGCTCTTGAGCTTGTAGCCCCACACATCATCGTAGGTCTGCTCAAAATCGTTTTGGTCGAGGATTACCGGGATGATGGAGGTCAGCATCTCTGCCTCTGCCTTATCCCCCTCCTCACGGGGAAGGATGTTGGGCGAGGGGAAGTTGTCCATCGCATCAGCGTGTTTGTTTGCGATACAGTTGAAGAGCCATGCCGAGGTGGGTTCGACCACGTTCAAGCCCTTGCTCCGCATGGATTCCCAATGACGGAGTTTGAACCATTGCTCATTGTCTACGATGCGCCTCTCAAGGTTGGCTTTGCCCTCCTTGTACTTCTTGAGGGTCTGCGTAGCCTTCTGCACCGCCTCCTTGCCAATGGGTTGCTCCAAGGCACGGAAGCCGTCCACGGCCCCGTTAGCACCGATACCCTGTCCACGGAGCATCTGTTCCTGTTGCTTCTCTGCAAGCATCCTCTGCACCTCGTCCTCTGCGGTGGGGCGAGGAGCGGATTGTCTGCGGAGCATCTGCTCTTCGTTTGAGGGTTGGGTCTGCTTCGGCTCTTCTTTCTTTTTTCCGAATATAGCCACTTACTCTATGACCTCCATTCTCTGTTTTGTGGGTCTTGCGATGATATCTTCCTTGGGGATATCGAGGTACATTGCCATCGGAGTCTCGCTATAGCCATCAGGCGGTGCGGTCATCCTCGGCTTGATGGGTCTTGACATACACAGATAGCGAATGGCATCTGCGATATGGTCTTCACCCTCGGTGTCGATGTCTTCGGGCTTATGCTCGTCATACATCAAGAGAGGCAGAGTTCTGATCGTCCCCTTGCAATTCTTGAAGATGTACATCATAGGGTAGCCGTTCTCGTCAAAGGCGAGTCGGTAATGCATCTGCATCCACCCTGCGAGTCTTTCGTGGTCACCCTTGCCGAAGTATATGCCGTGTTTGGCTGCCGTCTCTGCGATGCTCTCGCCATACTCAGCATTCCATATGGCAGGGTCTGCTACTCCGATAATGTTCTTGCCCTTGAGCCATCGATGCTCGGTCTCTATCTTTCGCATCTCGGAGAACACCTTGCTCGGTATCCACTTGAGACCCTCGTTGGGGGTCTTGGTACATCCATAGAACTCAAGGATGTTATAGAGGATGCCGTCTGTATCCATAGCAAAATACTCGCAAGCAAAGGGGTGATTGTAACCCCAGTCGAAGCACCGAAAGATAGTCCAACTGTCGGGTATCTCAAAGGGTTCGATAACGTGGGTGTACTGTCTGTCGAGGTAATGGTCGGGTCTGTCGGCAAACTCCTCAAAGAATTGCCCCTCATACACATCCCAAGAGCCGTAGAGCCATGCCTCACGGAGTTTGGGAGGGAGAGCCTCAAGCTGCTTGATGTAATCGGGCTGACTCTCCATCAGCACCTTGTTATCTGTGACAAGGGATTGGATGAAGGAGTAGTCCTTGGGGTCTTCCCCCTCCTCATACCGCTTCTCAATGAATATGCGCTTGATGTACTGATGACCCTGTCCACCGGGGTTGCAGGTGTAGTAGACCCTCTTGGGGAAGTCATTAACACCACGAAGACAGGCGGTGATGGTCTTCATTTGATACTCGGATAACTGAGTAGCCTCGTCAAGGAAGATGACATCGTACTCCGTACCCTGCATTCTGTCGAGGTCTCCGTCCTTGGCACAATACTGAAAGTTGATGGTGCTTCCGTTGCCGAACTTGAGAACCTTGTCCTTGTCATTGTATCTCGCAATACCGATGAGTTCGGATCGGAGGATGTTGATGTGGTTGTTGATGAGTTCGGGGTAGGTTCTACGGACGATGAGTATCTTGATACCGTGGTAGCGAAGAGCCAACAGTTTTGCCTTGGTTCTTACGCTCCAAGACTTCCCACCGCCTCTCGCCCCACCAAAGGCTATGTGCTTGGTGTTTGCCTTGAGGAAGAGCTTCTGCTTCTCACTTGGCTCGTTGATGGTCAAGGTTGGCATGGGGCATCACCTCCTCATTGGCTATATACCTCAAGGTCTCCCCCGATGGTCACCTTAATCTCTTTGTCTGTGGTATCTCCTTCAGCATCCTTCCGCAGCTTCTCAATCCTTGCCAACTGCTCCTGCATATCAAGTTCGGACTTGTACCCCTTGATATCACGGAGGTCTTTGAGGGACGATGTAATGTGACGGATGCTCTGTGAGTCAACGATGAGGTAGCCACTCTTGACTCCCTCTGCGATTTTGTGCAGTAATATATCTGCGACAGTTTGAATACCGTTTGCTCGTTCTGCTTCTTGACTTGCCACAGATTCTACGATTTTCGTGCTTGCTTTCTGCTCTGCTTGTGTCCGCAAGTCTGTCCAATTTTCTTTCTCGGCTCTTCGCCTGATGGAGCTGAACGAAACTCCGTATTTAGAAGCGAGTTTGCGGTAACTCGTCCCACCACGGATATACTCTGCCTTGATTTTCTTAAAGTCAGGCATAGCAATCCTCCTTTGTGACACCATTTTACAATATTCGATGTCGGCTATGTAACCCACCCCCCAACAAAAAAATTGAGAGGCTTTTAACCTCCCAATTTTCTTTATGTCTCAAGTATCTTTTTGCCGTATAGGTAACGGAATAGTTTCCGCTTGAGGATGTAGACATCGGTCTTGAAGCCCTTGCAATCTTCGACTATCCATTCCCCGGTGCGCCTGTCCGTGTATACGAAGTCAGCCACATAGTAGACGGCTCTCTCGCCATCCTGCTTGGGGATGAGTTCGTACTTGACCTGTCTCCGCACACCGTCTATCTCTCCTGCCTTTTCAAGGAGCATCAACTCCATGTGCCTTCTGTACTCCTTTTGGCTATCGTATACGGTCCCATCGGGAAGCCTTATCTTCTTATTGCCATACTTGTTATACCTCATGTCTCCTCCTCATACTTCTTGTCAAGCATACGGCAGATGCGACATTTCTTGTAGTTCTCCATGTTGTTACAGTAGGCTGCCTTGTAACGCATATTCCCAAAGGTATCCTCAAACACAAGGTTAACTGTATTTCTCGGTTCTACCCCCTCGCAACAGATGCGATTGGGCTGAAGTCTGCGATAATAAGGGCATACCACATACTTCGCTTCATAGTCCATCAAAGTACCACCTCCTCGGTATCTTCTTGTCTTTCCCATGATATCTCAATGTGACCGCACTTACGGCATCTGCTGACCGACACGGTCACGTTGACATATCTCTCAATTTCCTCATAGATGCAGGGGTCAAGTTCATGCTCTCCATCGGGCTTAACGGTAATGCCGGGAGGGAATTTGCATTTATGCTCCACCGCCATCACCCTTCTTGTCCTTCCTGTGATTCCAACAAGACCACGAACAATACACCTTCAAAGTTCGCCCCTTTTCTTTGAATACATGGTTATATGGGGGAATAAAGGTCTTCCCACACTTGCCACAATTGTACTCCTTCAAAGGGTTGTACCTATCTGTCCAATCAGCCACCGCCATCACCTCGCTTTATCTTAAAGTTCCTTGCGCTTCTCTCGATCCTTGCGTTGCGTATCCGTGTGTAGGCGAATACCTCCCTGTCCTGCCGTATAGCCTCGTTCTTATCGTCAAGGTATTTACGGTATGCCTTGTATTCAGGACACACAGAATGACAGGCAGGTCTCCTATTCGGGCAATCAGGCCTACATGGAATCTCCATCATCATCACCCCTTGATGCAATAACCATGAAGCACATGATGGAAAAGCCTATGATCCCACCAAGGATCAGCCCTGTTGCAAACCAAATCATGTTTTTTCCTCCGTAAATTCTTTTACAAGGTTGTTGATCCGAGACATCGTTACAATTTCGCCGTATAACACAATGTCATGTGTGTATTCTTTCAACATCTCGACAAACTCCTTGACGGCTTCGGCTCTGTGTTGGTCAATACACCAATGGCAACTCGTTCCACCGTCTGCCATGTTTCCAAGAATGTCCGCCTTGGCTTGCTCATACTGCTTATCGATTTCGGCTTCCAATTCCTCAATCTCTGCCTTTTGGCGGTTGATGAAGTCATCTATTGCAAGCACATCTTCCTTGCTCAAAGTAACGCTTCCAATGTTGATAGCAACCATTTTTGAGAAGTTCCAATCCGCACTAATCTCGTTATGGTCCACAGGGAATCACCTCATCTATTCTGTCCATCTCCTTGACACTTACCGTCAAGTGGTGGTCGTTATAGTATTCTTCAAACAACGCTTTTACTAACAAAGTTGCGGTCTTGATGTCCATATCTTGGGCGACTACTACGCCATCCAATAGGACCTTGTATCTCGTTTCTGTCATTCGTTATCACTCCAATCTAAATCATCGTCATCACTATCATCTTTCACAGATCGGTTATCCTCTTTAATGGCAATAACATCGATGGCCAGATTTTCGGTGTTAACCCGGAAATAGAATAAACACCAAACACCCTTGATTTCGTATCTTACTGCTCCAATATTATCCGTTTCATGGTATTTTGTCGAAATGCAATGCAAGACACCATACCTTTTCACGACGATCTCGCACGCCGCATCTTGAATATCCGTCCAATCCAACCCCGTGTTGTTAAAAACGATGTTATAAGCTACTTCTATTCTTGGAAATTTCATTTTTCCTCGCTCCTTTCCGCAAGCGCCTTTTCGCCAATCGTTTTTAATCCCTCACAACAAGCTGCGCAAAGGTGTATTTTGAGTTTGCGTTTGGCTTTCCTCGGGACTACTCCATAGATTTCATAATCGCTCTCATAGTAAAACCTTGTAACCCCCATTGCGTATGGGCTCTTTGCCATCGCCCCACAAGAATCACACATATAAACTTTCATTTCCCCTCGCTCCTTTCATATGTCCATCGGATCGCAGTTTTCGCAATCGGGGTCGTCGTTGTAGTAGAGGCAAAGCTTACAACAAAACTGCGCTTCCCATCCATCGCAAAACTCTTGTCTGTCACAGGTGTGGCACGGGGATTCGCTCTCGTCAAGTTCTTCATCAAGCTCTTCGTCTCGTTCTTCGTCTCGTTCTGTCATTCTTCCTCGCTCCTTTCCTTCAACGCTTTCTCCGCATCCTCTTTGGAGAGGAATACGGTTTTGCCGAAGTCTTTTGATTTGTGACAATAATACAAGCCGTTTTTATACTTTGCTGACACCCACGTGTTTCCTTTATCCACACTAACTGATATCGCAGTTCCGCAGAAGATTTCGGCTACATTTAACTCTTTTTCGGTATCTACGGTTGTTAAGTAATACACCGTATCCCCCACCTTACAAGGCGGCACGATGACACCCTTGGCAAGAAGGTGGTCGGCATAAACTTCCGCATATGGTTTGTCCGATCCAAATAGCGAAATGTCTGCGGACACTATAAGGTCTATGAGCCTTTCTCGTTCTGTCATTCTTCCTCACTCCTTTCTTCTTTGGCAAGTCTCTGCTTTAGCATCATGATATTTTGGATTAGTTCAAGGGATTGTTCTGGAATGTCGTTCCCTATCCCGACAGTATTGCAAATATCGGAATGCACATTACAGAGAATGTCCATCGCAATATCCAGCATCGCAGTTCGCTTTTCGATGGTCATACCCAATTCACCTCGATTCCCTTTTCCCTTGCGTGTTTGGTAAGAGCCTCAAGAGCCACATCGTCATACCGACTTCTGTAGTCCTTCATGGTCTGTGCGAACTCCTCCGAGAACCTTGTGAGCCTCTCCTTACCGAAGCCGTACTTGCCGTTGAGGACGAGGACGGTGACAAGGAAGCACATCTGCACCACAATGTCGGTGAGCCTCTTTTCCCTCGCTACTTGGAGAGATGCTTTCGATATCTTCATTTTCCGCTGCTCCCGAAGCCATTGCTTCCTCTTTCGGTGTCCTCAAGGCTATCCACCAACTCAAGATCGGGGGTGATGATAGGGAGAAGCACCAACTGTGCAATCTTCTCTCCTGCCTTGAAGAAATACTCCTCGTTGGTATGGTTGTAGAGCTTGACCACGATGCTTCCTGTGTAGCCACAATCGATGACCCCTTCAGCCGTGAGTCCGTGCTTGACATTGAGTCCAGACTTGCTCTTTACGAAGCCCACATACCCCTTCGGAATCTCCATATGGACTCCCGTGTCGATGATGGCAGAGCCGACCTCTGCGAACTCATCCCAAACATCGGTCGAGCATCCGGGAACTTTTACATCCACGGGTGTGTAAAGGTCGAGTCCTGCATCGGTTTCGTGCGCTCTTGTGGGGAGAATTGCGTTCTCGTCTAACTTGATTTTCATGTTTTTGTTACCTTTCAAGTGAAATTTCAGTTGTTTTTTGAGTTTTTTCAGTTGAGTTTCACTTCTCATAGACCGAGAATGTCACTCATGGTCTTGTATTCTGCCTTGGCTTTCTCCCTGCGAATGTCCACACCCTCCACCTTGATGGGGAAGCACATCTCAAGCACACGGCTATAGGTTCGTGCCATCGTCACATCCGTGGGGGCCTTGAGTTGCTCCGTGGTGAGGTTCGTGGTAACGATGAGTGGGAGCTTTGCCTTGTACCTTGCGTTGATGATGGTATATACCACCTCGTTCATGTACTCGGTGTTACGCTCCGCACCGAGGTCATCGAGGACGAGGAGAGGGTAGGCATTGAGACCCTCGATATACTCGTTCTTCCCCTCAAACATTCCCATCAACTTGTTGGCTATGTAGGACACCGATGTCATCAGCACCGGGAGTCCTCGGTCTATGAGGGCATTGACGGTGCAGGCAGCGAGGAATGTCTTCCCCGTGCCTACCGAGCCGTAGAGGAGGATACCCTTGCCGTCCTCCTTGAACTGTCGGAAGTTGTCCACATATCTCTGCATGGCGAGGAGGAGTTTGTGGTTGGGATCAGAAGCCATGTCGAAGGTGCAATGGGAGAGAGAGCCATCGGGGAATGCGTTGTCACGGAGTCTCTGTATGCGCTCTGCACGTTGCTTCTCAGCCTGCTCGGCTTTCTCCTTGTCCTGCCGTTCCTGTTCGCACTTGCAGAGACAGTAGGGTCTCATCTTACCCCACGGCAGGGTGACCTCAATCTCCTTGCGTGTATGGCACTTACCGCAGACGAGGAAGCCCTCATCGTCCTTGTAGTCGATGTCAGCCACCGCTATAGCCGTTTTAGAGCGTTCTGCGAGGCTTTCCATGTAGTTCCGTATCACTTATACCCCTCCCTCAAAAGATGTCTTCAGGGTTGCCGTAGTCGGTTGTAGAGTAGGTTGGCTTGCTCTGCTTTCGGTTACGGCTTTCCCACGTTCTCACCGCTGCCTTCCAATCCGTCATCTTCGTTTTGCCTACCATCCAACCCTTGGATGCATAGAAGTCGATAAAGGCTTGAGCATCAATCCCGTTCCCCCTCTCGGTGCAATAGGCTTGTACCTCGTCAAGAGAGGGTGGGACGAACCGCTTCGGTGAGTCCTTCTTATTGCTTTTCTTTTCTTTACTACTCTTCTCTATACTATTCTCTACTATACTGTGGCAACCATCTGGCAACCGTTCGGCAACCATCTGCTCGGAATCAAGGGTGTAGACTCCGTTGTCCTTGATGCCGAGGAGCTTCAGTTCCTCTTGGAAACTCGTTGGAGTATAGCGGTCTTTTCGGAGGGTGTTGTGCATCCTCCAATGCTTGATTACGATAACACCGCTCTCAAATCGAATGACATAACTCTTTGCCATCAGCACCTTGAGGTCATCCGTGGATGCGTGTGCTTTCCACATAGCCAATTGCACTTGATTGCAGAAGCCGTCATCGTCTGCTCCTTGGTTAAGGTGGAAGTATAACGCTTGTGCCGATGCTGATAACGATATGAAATTATCGTCATCGGTTATCTTCTTAGTAAACATTCTCTTTTCAGCCATCTATGTCACCTCCAATTCTCTTTTTCGTCACCGCAATGGGGAAGTCCTCAATCTCGGAAGCCCACAGGCAAGAGCCTTTGCCGTTGAATTGCTCCCAAAGGAATGGGAAGCCACCGATGCCGTCAAATAGGCTTGCCATCGTTGCATCCCTCTCATAGCAGGCACAGAGCCTCTTGAGAAGCCATCTCCAGTTGGGAAGGCTAATGCTATTTCCGAGAGCCTTATAACGAGCTGCATCCGAGGATTGCTTCTTCTTGCCGTTTGTGTCTATGTAGTCTCCGATGTCCGTCCATCCGTCCGGGAATCCTTGAAGCCGTTCGCACTCAAGGGGAGTGAGCCTGCGGACGATGTAACGAGTCTTCTGCGGAACGGCAACGATGTCTCGCTCTACACCCGACCTCATACCGCACCCCTTGTAGTAGGAGGAGTCCAGCGTTCCTGCCTTGTCTCCGTTTATACCTTGTGGCATTACCTCTTCCACAACTGCCGTACCGCCTTGATTGCAGGCAGGGTAGCCACAGTTGTTGGCATCGAGAGTTCGTGCCGTGTCGGCTTCGTATACACCGCTATGGGGGTTCTTGCTCTTCCATGCGTTGCTATCGTAAGAGCCGATGCCGTAGCAGACCGCAGACGGTCCCTTCGCTACGATTGGAGAGTTGATGCCGTCCTCCGATACCTCAAAGTCGAACTTTGCGTTCTTGCCTTGGTTGAAGGAGGCTCTGTCGAGAGCCACAACAACCTCGGTAGTTCTCACATCCCCAACATCAAAGGAGTTCAGGGTGTTGGTGGTGTCACTCTCTTTCCATGTCTCATAGTCGGTCTCGGTCTGCGCTCTCTTGGACTTGGAATAGCATTGCATCACCATCGGCACGTTACCGCCACCCGTCCCCATTCGGGAGGTGAGGGTCTGTACCTTTCCGCTCTCATCGATGTCAACCCTACTGTCGGCAGGGTGATTCTCAACGGAATATACGGGTTGGAACAGATACTGTGCATTGTTTGCTCGGAGGGTTGCGGACAACTCCTCGGCTATCAAAGCACCCTTTCCACCGCCTGCCTTGCCTTCTCGGTCTTGCATGGTGTAGGCTACTGTTCCCTCGCTATCATCTGCTCCAAGGCTTCCTGTAGCATCGGAGGAAGTTTCTTTCCTCTTCGATTGGCTCGATTCAATATCCCTTGACACGCTTTTGCGGACAAACAGTATTTCGGGTGCGGATTCACCTCCAAAATCTGCGACAAGTGCGATTCTACGTCTTCGTTGGGGGACTCCCCAAAACTGTGCATCGAGAACTCGCCAAGCAATGCTCCACCCGTCTCCCACGATGCATCCGCTCGTTGTCCATTTTCCGCTTTCAGGCATAGGAATAACGGCATTTTTGTCTGCGACTTTGGCGGTTTCTTCAAGGACGATTCGGAAGTCTTCTCCTTTGTTGGAACTGAAGGCTCCGGGGACATTTTCCCACACCATGTATCGAGGTCGAATATCGATACCTGACCTTCCACATCGTACATCTTTCTCTCTCATCTCCTTTATGATTCGTATTTGTTCCATGAAGAGTCCGCTTCGCTCACCCTCAAGCCCTGCCCTCTTGCCTGCGACAGAAAGGTCTTGGCAGGGACTCCCCCCGATAATGCAATCGACTATCGGGGCCGTGAGTCCGCTTATCTTCGTTATATCACCAAGGTGCTTCATACTCGCTACTCCTTAGAAAGGAATATCGGAGTCATCGTCCATGTCTGCAAAGGAAGGTTTCGGTTCGTTCTTGTACACATCGGGCATATAGGTTGTGCCTGCGGAATGGTTGTCCGACTTGGAATCCACGAAGCACACCTCGTTTACGATAACCTCGGTTGCGGAGCGGTTGTTGCCGTTGTTGTCCTGCCACTTACGGGTCTGCAGTTCGCCTACGATGCAGATGGACGAGCCTTTGTGGAAATACTTACCGATAAGCTCGGCTCTCTCCTTCCACGCTACGCAGGTGATGAAGTCACTCTGTTGCTGACCGTCCTTTGCGCCTCTGCGGTTCACCGCAATGCTGAAGGAGCAGACGGGAGTACCGCTCTGCGTTGTCTTGACTTCGGGATCAGAAGTAAGTCTGCCACCAAGGATTGCTTTGTTGAAGTTGAAGTTTGCCATAGTTAATTCTCCTCTAATCTGTAAATTGAAAAATGTGTTGTTTCTCCGAATCTGTTCTTGCCTGACCCTACGGAGGAGGTGATGTTATACCCCAACCTCTTGAGGTCACTAATGCGACTTGCGAGTCGCAGGATGCCGTACTCGTTGACCGCTTCAAGAGAGGTCAATGAGCCGTATGTCTGTAAGTGCCGAAGCACGATATCACATTGGCTTAATTTCATATGTACCTCCTATAAGTAGTTCTTGCCCACAAGCCTCATAAAATCGTCTCTGCCGTGCGTTTCCTCATAGACCGCTTGACACCTTGCCTTGAGCCTCAAGTCCGTCTCGCGGCATCTGTGGACGGCATAGGGGGCATACTGATGGCAATCGGGGCAGAGGAAGACGGTGAAGCCGTTCTCGTCCGACATTTTCCTACGGGGACCGTAGTAGATGTGGTGGAGAGCCGTCTCGGTGTGCCTACGGCAGATGTAGCACACTCCCGTTTCGGTGTCGAGGATGGAGGGCTTCATTGCGAAGCCTCCAAACTCCTCATCTCTGCAAGCTCATCGGGTGTCATGACCTCGATGTTGAGACCCTTTGCCTCCGAGATGATGCCATCCACGAAGACCGTCATCTCCTCGGTGTTATATCCACTTGACCCTGCCCACACCCGGTAATACTTGTCGGTCTCGGTGTAGAGTTTCTCATGGGGTTCGTAGTATTTGATAGCCGAGAGGATAGCCTGTTCGTTCTTGGGCGAGACCTTGATGACACCGCCCTGTCCGTACCGCTTCAGCATGGTGAGGTATACATCGTCCTTGCTTGTCCGCAGCTTGTCTGCCATCTTACCGATAAGCACCCAAGCGTAGGAGTTTTGGTCAAGGGACCGTTTCTTGCGGTAGGGCTTGATGGTAATCTCAAGAGGCTTGTCCTTCAGTTCGTCATACTGCATACGGAAGTCCCCGTCCAACTCAAGGGTCAGCCTCTGCTTGGAGTTGAAGATGCTTACGTTAAGGTCTGCAATTCTGCCTTGCATGGGAATCGTCCCTCCTTCATACATTTGGTTAAGTAGATGAGCCTTGGCATATACTCCTTCTGTACCCACATGGGGTCATACTCGACAGGATGCCGTCCGAGTCTGTTCGGGTCGATGGGGTTGAAGAAGTTGTCATAATCTTCCGACAATAAGCGGTAGGACTCGATGACGAGCCTCTTCCCGGAGGCGAACATCTCCACTTGAGCCTGCATCCAATAAGCCTTGGTGACCGTGAACTTCTCGCTCTTGTGGGTCTTGACCTCATGGATGATATCGTCCTCTCCGTCAAGGTTGACACGGAGACGGACGGTGTGTCCCTTCCAATGCTTGATGCGAATCTGTCGGTCTCTGCCCTTGATGCCGAGGTGGTCAAGGATGCGATGCTCAAAAGCCGTTCCTGCTGCCGTGTACTGATTTGAGAAGTTGTTCTCGGTAATGCCGAGTTTCACGTTCCACCACTTGGCGAAGGTGTCGGTATCCCAGTTGCCCATCACCATGGCACAATCACTCGCACCAAACCACCCTGCCCGTGACTTGTCCGCAATCATAACTTCTTCAGGGCATCCTCAAGGTAGATGATGCCGTTCATGTACTTGCCGAGGATAGCACCAACATCCTTCTCCTTGAGTCCGCACTTCTCGCAGATTTCAGCCTGTGACATCCCTCGCTTCATAAGCTCGGTGAATCTCTGCTCGATTCTCTGCTTGATTTTGAAGATGTTGTGGATGGAGAGGTCTTCACCTTCCGTCTTATCATCATCGTTGTCATTGACCCACAGAGAGAAGCCAAGACCAGTATGGATGGCAACACCCTTCACAAAGGCTCTCGCATGGGCATTTGAGATGCGAAGTTGGTTGAGGGTATCATCATAGACCACAAGGTTTCCGTTCATTAGGGGCAAATCCTGTGTGAATACAAGGTCATCGATGTGTACCTCCACCGACACGAAGTAGCACCCCGTGGTTCGTCCGTCCTTGTTATGTACCTCACGGGAGGTGAAGAGATAACTGCCCTCCTCGTTCTTGAGGGGGATATAGTATACTCTCTCTGCTCCGTTGTCTCGCAGTAGTTCTGCGCACTTCCCCCAATTGAGGTAGGGAATGTCAATCACCTTGCCGTTATCGTCCTTGCCCTTTTTGGTTTTACAGAAGGGCATAACATCGATTTTGTAGAGTTCATCAAATTTCTTTAGCATATCGTTTCTCCTTATCTTTCCAGTCCAAATATGTAGTTGAGGGCATCGTCAATTTCGTCATCAACGAATTCATCTTCGTCATCCTCGTCTTCATCGTCACGATACCGCAAGTTTGCCATATCGTAGTCGGGATCGAGCCACTTGCTCTCCCAATCGGCAATCACAATGTCATTCCAATCCATACTTTGCCTCCCACTCCGCAATCTTGGCGAAGAGCTTTTCTTTCGTCCGCTTGGCATCAGGATGGTCATAATACCAATCGTAAGAGTCCGAGAAGGAAATCGTTTGCGAATCGTCCCATTGGAAGAGGCGAATGTGGATGCCACCGGGTCTTGTTGACCACTCTACATCAACCGAAATCCTGTTATCGATTTCTCGGATGGCATTGGCAAACACCGTCATTCTCGCCATCACCGTTTTGTGTACCTTGAGGATTTCCTTAGTTACTGGGGTTGTGTTCATCATTTTTCTTCATACCTTTCAATCAGTTTTGTTGCACGAAAAATAAGTGCGAGGCAGATTACGGTCCCAACCACTCCGATTCCAAACGAAATGGTGTTTTGCTCGATACCTCCGATGAGGCACATCAGGGTGATGCCCCACACAAATAAGCCACGGTATCCTGCGTTCCTCTTTTTTATTCTCATTCTGTTTTTCATTGTTAAACCTCGTTTTTAATCTTGCGAAATTCATCCACATGGGATGTGTAGTAGGCACTCATGGCTTCCGAAAGCCTCTGCGCCATTTTTTCACGCTGCTCAGCGGTCAATGTGTCAACTTGTTTGCCACCGATGTGAAGGGTTACTGTAAGTTGTTTGCTCATACATACCTCCGATGTTTCTCCCCCCTTTAGGTTATGCTGGTGCTGACAGGGTGTGCCTTTAGGTTTTGTGCCTCAATTCAAACTTTCTTGTTGCGCATAATAAGTTGAATCTTTGATAATCGACAAGCGTTTCAAACGCTACAACCAAGGCTCGTTCGGGGTTCTCGTTTGTGCGGATGAGTTCAAGTAGCTCCTCTTCGGGGGTCTTCTTCCTCTTAACCTGCACCCCGTCAACATTTTTCTTGTCGTTGTAGTTGTAGCCGCGTCCTCGTTCATTCGACCCGTAGGTCTTCATCCACTCGTACTCCTTGTCCTTCTCTCCAATGTCTTCGATGGTGTCGAGTACCGTTAGCGTGTAGTCCTCTCCGTGGCGGTTGTAGTCTTCCTGCATATCCCCTACGATGTGGTCTCCTCGCCTCAAGGCATGGATGTGTGCCATGAATCTGCGGTCTACGTTGCTACTGCTTCCGATGTACACTCTGTCTGTCGGGTTGTGTCGGATGCAGTAGACTTTGCGTGGGTATTTCATGCCGCCCTCCTCAGTTTTCTGTGCTTAAAGCACAATCTTTGCGCAAAAAAATAAGGTCATCAACAGATACTCCGTAAAGAGAAGCGAGTGCTTTGCCCGTCTCAATGCCGGGACTACTCTTGCCCTTTTCGTAGTTTACAATCGTGTTCTTACTTTTTTTGAGTGATTTTGCGACTTCTTCTTGAGTTAATCCAACATTAACCCTCGCCGCCTTCAAAGTGAGCTTCATATTTTGCCTCCTTTTGTCGAATTGTGCTTTAAGCACAATCACATAGTACCACATTCGACACGATTTGTCAATACCTTTTTCAAAAAATTTTGTGCTTTTCTATTGCTTTTTTGTGCTTTTAGTGCTATACTGTTCGCAAGGAGGTGAAAAAATGGATAACAAAGACATCTTTGCTTCTAATCTACAAAGATACATGGAGTTGAGTGGAAAAAGCAGAAATGATATAAGCAGGGCTTTAGGAATCAGTTACTATACTATTACTGATTGGGTGAAAGGCAAGAAATATCCCAGAATGGACAAGGTAGAAATGTTAGCAAACTACTTTGGCATTCCCAAAACCTACTTGATAGAAGAGAGAAGCAAATCCTCCCCCGAAGAGCCAAAGCTCAGCGAGGGAGAGCAACTACTTTTAGAATTGTTTAGGAAGATTCCCGAAGACCAGCAGGGTCTTGTGCTGAATCTAATCCGTGCTGCTTTAGGTAGCCCTCAACAACGATGATTGCCGTCATCAAGGCTTGAGCAGGATTGTCATTTGCACGGATCAGATTGATAAGTTCAATTTCATTGTTTGTCATAAAGAATCCCCCTATCAAATTGAGCATACAGAACGCACGTTCTGTGTTCAGTTTATCGTAAGCATTATCAATTGTCAACAAATTTCGACACTTGGTTTTCTGCCTAAATTATACTTCGGCAAAAAAGGAAAATCAATACCAATCTTTGGAAAGTTAATACCAATATTTGTAACCCACAAAAAACAAAAACCGTCACGGGAAAGGACAAAAAAGTAACATGAGCAGACAGACTAACATTGCAACCGAACAAGAAGTGTGGCGAACCAACCTAAAAGAATTACGGAATAAGACAGGAATGTCCAATAAGCAAATAGCAGATAAGGCAAATTTGTCCGAGAGAACCGTAGTAAGAGTCTTTACGGGCGAAGCCAAAAATCCGGGTGTTGCTATCGTTCGCAAAATCATTCACGCATTAGGCGGTACAGTAAATGATATTTTTGAAGAAAGTGATGCGGTTATCTGTAGCAAAGACACCGTGGCATTGCAAGACGAGGTGACAAGACTTACCGAAGAGGTTGCTCTTCTCACAAGCAGTTTGAATCTTGCCAATATAGACCTCGCAGTACAAAAGGATAAAATCACCGCTTTGGAAAACGAGAATAAACTACTCAACCTAAAGATTGAATACGAAGAGAAACTCATAGCGGTACATAATTTCTATAACCAGTTAAAAATCTCCAACTAACCATGAACGGTCATTGACCGCATTATAGTTATACCACACCGCCTGTCCTATAAATGGGACTTTGAGAACAATTGTTCGTTTTGAAGGAGAAAATAAATGTTAAGATTTATTTGGTTTTGCTTGGTGCTTGGATGGTTTGGGTTTATTGGTCGACTTATATGCGTTTCCGACATACATATTGTTTTTAAAATATTGTTGATGATTGGAGACCTTGCAATAGGATTCTATACATTTGTTCTTTACTACAACGAAACAACCGAAGATTAATTTATGCGTTTTTAAAGTTCACGAAAGGAGAATGCCTGTGGAAACAGAACTATTAAAAATAGGAGCTGCCTATGTTCGTGTCTCCGATGAGAGACAGGACGAGTATAGCCCCGACTCACAGTTAAAGAAGATACGGGAATACGCTGCCAAGGACGGCTACCTCATCCCCGATGAGTATGTCTTCTACGATGACGGCATATCGGGAAAGAGCGCAAGGCGAAGAGATGACTTCAACCGCATGATAGCCATAGCAAAGGAAAAGACCCACCCGTTCGATGTCATATATGTTTGGAAGTTCTCAAGATTTGCGAGAAACCAAGAGGAGAGCATGGTCTATAAGAACCTCCTCCGCAAGAAGGGTGTCTCCGTTGTGTCGGTATCCGAGCCTATCCCCGAAGGACATTTCGGTACACTTATCGAGAGAATCATTGAATGGATGGATGAGTTCTACCTCGTTAACCTTGGCACAGAGGTAATGAGAGGCATGACCGAGAAGGTAACCCGTGGCGAGGCGGTTGTCCCTGCTCCCTTTGGTTACATCAACGGAGAGAAAACCTTTCTGCCTGACGAAGAATGCGGTACGGCAGATATCGTTAGGGAAATCTTTGAAAGGTATGCCAACGGAGAAAAGCAGAGGGAGATTGCCGTTATGCTTGGGCAACGAGGTGTGCGCACAAGGCGAGGGAATCCCCCCGAAAACAGATGGGTGGACTACATCCTTCACAACCCTTGTTATATCGGCAAAGTCCGTTGGACACCCGATGGCATCCGTGCGGTAAGCAAAAGGGATTATGACAACGATAAGATTATGATAATAGACGGTCTCCATCAGCCACTCATCTCCATGGAACTGTGGGACAAGGTGCAGAAGATGCTCGATAACCAAAAGAAAGCCTACCCCAAGTATGCCAAGAGGCAACAGACCGTCAACTATATGCTCAAGGGGTTTGTAAGGTGCGGTGCTTGCGAAGGCCCCATTGCCATGGCTTCTGCGGTAAGCGGTAAAGCCAAGACTCGCACGTTGCAATGTTGTAACTACGCAAAAGGCTCTTGCCAAACCTCGCACTCCGTAACGGTCCCCAAAATAGAAAAGGCATTTGTAGAAGGTCTCAAGAAGGCGGTGGACGAAAAGCAATTCACCATCGTCCCCCAAATACAGAAAGCATCCTCCCCCACCCAAGTTGATTACGATAAGCTCATAGCGGTAGAAGAGAAAAGGCTTGCGAGGGCAAAGGAAGCATACCTTGCGGAGATAGACACCATCGAACAGTATGCCCAAAACAAGAAGGAAATCACCGAGAGGATCGATGACCTAAAGGCAAGGCAGAGCAAAGAGACCGTCCAAGAGATTGATATCGATGCTTTCTCAAAGAAGGTAGCAGGAATAGTGGAGTTCATCGAGAGAGACGATGTCACCGAGACCGCCAAGAACGAGGCTCTCCGCACAATAATTGAAAAGGTTGTTTACGAAAAGGCTAAAGGAAACTTGGCTATTTATTTTCACGATTTCTAATCATCTCTAAAAGCCGTTCGGAGGCCCCGATGGGGAGCTGGGCGCCTCCCTCCGCTATCTCTCCCAGCGCTTCGCCATGCCCGATCCGCGGGTGGCGGGGCTTTTAACCGACATCGGCACCGAGGAGCTGGCCCACTTGGAGATGATCGGCGCCATCGTCAGCCAGCTGACGCGGAACCTCTCCACCGACGAGATCATCCGTCAGGGCTTTGACGCCTACTTTGTGGATCACACCCTTGGCGTTTACCCCCAGTCGGCAGGGGGGACGCCCTTCACCGCTGCTTATCTCCAATCCAAGGGCGATCCCATCACCGACCTCATGGAGGACATGGGAGCAGATGGCACGACCTTGTAA